CAAGCTTGAACAAGTTGTTTAGGCCTGTCTGGTTTTGAACCAGCAGGACAAGGTGTCGACGACGCTTGAGGATTCCTTGAATCTTCTTGCTGTCTCCCTCATCTTCGACGGTGGCGCCAGACTGCTCGTCCTTCTTAATGGACCGTGCCCTCTTTTTGTCTTCCATAGCCTTATTGTAGGCATCGTGCCATTCAGCAATGGATGGAGTGAAGTACGCCTCGCAACCAAAGATAGGCTTGAACTCCTTTCCTGCTTCCTGCATCTTCTTGGCATGCAAAACCTGATATGCTAACCCGTTCATGTTTCCATGATCAGTTAGCGCTAGCGCATCGGAACCGTTATCATAGGCAAAATCCATATGTGCCTGCGGGTATCCTATCGCGTCAAAAATAGAGCCTGCCACGCTGTGTGCGTGCAGACCAACGAACTTAATCGTGGATTCTATTCGATCCATTAATCCTCCTCAAGATATGGTATCTTAACATGTTTGTGGGCTCTTGTCAACTCACTAAAGGGCTTTTTTATTTCATGGGAGGACCCCAGATAGGAGATATAGGTGTCCCAATCGGAACAGTCATAAAACCAGTCTAGCTCTATCTTAGTCGTCTTTTCTGGTTCGATCACTAATGGGTGGAAGATGTCGCTTAGTTGGAAATAGCGTGCGGTCCACCTTTGATTCAGAGGCAGTTTCTCCGAAGGGTATTGCTGGTCGGGTAAAGGGGGTAAATATTCCCTTGTGCTGGTTTGGTTGATGTTGCGTCGACATGTTTTAAAATCTTCTCCTGTCATGGTAAAAGAGAGCGGTAAGCCGTCTTTTACTGTTTTGTTTTTATGTGCAAAGAAAAAATTACTTTCTTTACTTTTAATGTCCTTACGGTATTGCCGTACACTTTCAACATCGAATAATCCCATTGGGAAAGAAATATAGTATTTCTCCGGAACTGTCCATCGCGAAAGTTTATAGGCTGTTCTCCATGCGCTATGAATCCCGTGGATAATAGACCAACCGTAAGAATCGCGACGATCGCGGTCCTTGGGATGGATGGGAACGTAGTAAATAGGCACTTCTTTACGTTGTTCCTTATAAAATTTACTAAATTTTCGTGCATAATAAACAGGATCATAAACCCACTCCCCTACGGCTTTTCTAATTAGAGGAATCATATCATCATTCGCTACGATCCAAATAGTATTGCACCCCGCCATGGCGCACTCGTACACTGATTTTTGTATTGCATTGAGTCCGTTGGCTACTGGCGCAAGGACAGGCGGGAACACATTCTCATGATCAGTTTGTATATTCGCAATAGGAACTATGCCGGCAATGTGTAATCGCATTTTAAAACTTTGTAGGTTGCTAAATCTTTTTCTATGATCAGCGAGAGAAGTTCATTCTCAGATAAAGGACTTCTCTGTATAGAAGCGGTCTCTGGCCACTGTGGTGCGGTGCTGAGTTTCTTAAAACGCCGAATGTGAGACGTTTTAAAGCGATAATGTCTTGGGGCTCCTGTGGTGGTATATCCATTAAACGGACCTTTCATCCCGTTGTCATACAGAGCTTTCTCCATCTTAAAGCGAGCCATGGTCTCAGAGAAGTCCGGGTTATATAGCTCGTCTTCGGTTAAAACTGAGACCAAACAAGCATCTTTAACGCCAGTATTCCCATCAATTCGGTCAGATGAATGGAACCATATCTCGCTAACAAAATCATCACCTGTGGATATATAATCGATTTCATGCTTTCCTCCTTTGTGAAATGCGATGTAGTCATAACATATGTAACTAGGACTCGAGGGTGGTATCTCTGACACTATGCCAGAAATATTAGTGTCCCCCAAATAATAACACTTATCAAAACTAAACTCATGAATTTTTGCATATTCATTGGTGCACGTCACCTTTTCGCCGTCATAACGCATTATATCACATAAGTTGCTCAATGGCAAGCGGCCATCCAAAGAAAGTAAAAATATTAAGCGTTCCCACAAAATCGATTTTGGTATTCCTACTTCAATGGATGAACTAATGGCATTCAATTTTTTTCTTTCGGGGGGAATTCCCACACTTGATAGTCTTATATCGGGAGAGAAATAGTCAAACCGAAAGGGGGGGGATGGGCGTGTGAAATAAAGAGGGATCTCATATGCATAAGCAAGCATAACCGCATTGAGATTCCCTCCTATAACAATATTGTTGTGGTGAAGGATCAATCCTTCCTTCGGAAGCCAACCATCAAAGCAGCCATAAATATAACGTATACACTGCCGCGGCTCACAGTCATGCACCCCTTGGCAGATTTGGGATCGGGATCCGATGCACCATCAGCAAACTCAAATGGGGGCCCTGTGTCTTGGTTTTCTCCGTATTCAAACCCTGTGTCAGGATCCTCGGTGGCATCACCCGTGTCATCTTCTGTGACGACAGGGTCTTCCTCTTCTTCGTCTGCGGGAATAAAGAACGGTTGTGAAATAACCAAGTCTGTAAGTGTTACCCCAAGCTCATGATGGAAGGGGTCATACCAGCCAGTATCAAAATTTCCCATAAAGTTTAACTCATCTATCATGAAGGGCATCCCTTCTTCAACCTGAACACTTAAGAAATATTCATGGTAGGCTGACTGCGTTTCTCTCGCGCCTAGGTTCAGGTACATGTCCCACGCCATTAGATCAGCACGTCCATCAACAAAAACATCCCACTCATAAAGTGTGACTTCATATTGAGTCTGGACCGAGTACTCTGAGGAGTGATATCCCTTGATCTGTACGTTGCCCTCGGCCTCTACCTCTCCATCTTCATTAATAGGGTATTCACCATGAGCCATGACCGCACCTTCTGAATCAGATCCAATTCCGTATGCATTCTGAAACGTTACCTGTCCATAGGCATCAATGCCGTAGGACTCAAAAGGAACAGACCAGTCCCAACGGAAAGCTCCTTGTTCACGCTCTATGTCAGTCATCGCTTCTACCGATAGAACCGGATGCTCACCCCAATCACTCCACTCATCTGCCCATAGTTTGCATTGGGCGCCATCGGCCCAACCCCATGGGGCGTAAAAGCAGTTGTGCCCGGGTGTAACTCTTGTCTTGATGACGGCAACATAAAAATCTGTGCCCCTGTCGATAGACGATTGAAACCAAAAAAACTCCACAATGGCATCAATGGTGTTATCCTGCTGGTCCGAGTTGCCCACATAAAGGGTATTTCCTTCAAAAAAAGCGTACGGAAATCGATCCTCACTGCCGGCGATGTCGCTAGCGGTTTCAAACGATACGTCCCAGTCTCCTTCTAAAATAGATGCGCCTGAATAAGACGTCTCGCTGTCGCTAAAATCGTCAGCGTGTGCTGTACCCATAAGGCACAGCGATAGCAATAAGTTTGTAAACATGTTTCTCCTAAATGTTTGATAGATTATAACCCAAGGTACTGAAAGTGTCAACTACTTTTTACGGATACCATATGAATCGTAGCCACCACCACTCCACGTGGGGTACATAATATGATATCTTTGTCGGTAGTGCTCCCACCCCAAGGCATGACCTATCTCATGTTCTAGCACTCGTTCTTTTCTGGCGTATTTAGGAAGGATGTGAATTTTAGCCTTAACGATATATCCCGTTTGGTTATCTGTGTATAGTTTCGTCGACGCTAGATGATTGCCGGCAAACCCAACCTCTGGTAATGTTACAAGGATCTCTCCACGTTTTGGTGTCATGCACATCGAAAAAGGATCTCCGACGACGCCCCCAAAAGTATACCCCTGCAGTTCCCAATATTTCGTGGCACGAGTAGTTCTGGTGACAGACACTCCTGAATCTGTGCAGACACGCACTGTCGGCGGTTTATCCCATGTATATGGTTGCCGCGGCATGCCTAGGGCAGCTAGCTCCTCCACATACGGAGATGAGACGCGCACCCACGGAGGGGGCATGTCTAGCAGTGGTGCCTCATCGGGAGCGTGGAAACAGCTCACCATTAGCATTATAAACATCAACCCCATGTACTAAATATGGGTTAATTAATTTTAACTCACGAGGGGATCCAATATATCGATATCATACTGAGTTTCGTCCAGAAGGGTTTTGATATCTAAGCCCGCACAATCTATCTTGCTTTTAGACACGTGGTAGTGGCTCACAAATCCAGTAAAATTGCCGTAGGCTACATTTTGTACATACTTGGTAGAGGTTTTGTCAAACTGACTCACAGGAGTTTCGTATGGGATCCCAGTTGCTGCATGGATGGCCTTCCAGAGCGCCTTAAGGGCTTCCAATTGCTGCGGATAAAATCCCATAAAGGGATCTAATTTGTGACCATGCACCCATGCATCTTCAACAAGGGGTCGCTTACCGTGCCCGTTTTTAACGTACCAGTCTTGATATTTGGGATAGTAGGCGTTGCTAATTTCAACACCCACCGATGGACGATTGGTGCGAGATGATCCAGCATGCCATGCTGCATGTTGCATGTCTAAAGTTTGATAGATGGTCCCATCGTTATCGATTAAAAAATGGACTGATATTCCACGCCTGTCTAAAACATTCTGGCACGATTTAGACGAAAGACAGACGTCCCAATGGTTAACAAAATAGCGGATCTTTCTCTTGGGGCGCCCGGAATAATCATAGTAGGTGCCTTTCCGAGGCGCCAGTCCTGATTTTTCAGACCAGAGTACAAACTTATCCCATTCGATGGGGTAAAATTCTCCGTTATAAATAATGTAATTGGTGTACTCTCCGGTTTGAGGCTTGTGTTCATCAATTGCTGATTGTCGCTCAGTCCAGAGGCGCCGAAAGGTCATAGGGCCGCACAAGCCATCAGCGGTGATCACCTTTGAACGCTGCCATTTTTTTATGGCGCGGAGCAGTTTATCATCAAAATACTTTTCACCAAACCAAGAGGGCTCCCACCCTAGCTTTTTGGCAGAAGCCTCATTATAGAAATTTTTGTCCATTTACTTCCTAATTAACTAATAATTCCAACCACATAATTGTCTAGAATAACAGTGTAATTAGTTAGACCCACTGTTATTTCCTCTAGCATCGATTTATCGATAATAATTTTTGTTGCAAGGGGTAAGTCGAAACGAACATCGTCGGCTACTCCTTTCACTTCCACTGTGGCATATCTCTCTTCGGGAGGTTTGTAGTCGGAGGGAAGGACAATCAGCGATTCTGCGATCGTCTCCGTTTGTTGTTCAACTAAAATATATCTGTTAACTGGCTTAAACATCTCCTATCTCCTTGTGTATTAGCTTCTGCTGAGTATTATACTCTTGTCTGCTTAAAAATATATCCTCGCGAATACCGCAATTTTTGCAGACCATTGTGAGGTGTACATTTTCTCCCTGCGTTGTTCTAACATTCCCGGCGGGAATATAATAGCAAGAAGAATTATGTACACCACATTTGCGTTTAAGGAACCTTGATTCCATCAAATGATTAAAATTCATTTTTCACCTCATATCGTACACGAATCGCCATCACAGTACTTTGTACCGCTTCCACCTTCATCGGTTTCTATTCGCTGCAATGGCTTAATTACTTTTTTCATTTCTTCGTATTTTTCTTTAGTTATAGGCTCGTAAGGAGCTTGTTTATAGCCGGTGTCGCTCACCTTCAAAAAAGAGACTGCCTTCAGACGTGTCTCGTACAGTTCCAGAGCGCTTTTAATGTGTGGAGCTTCTTCATTTGTAAAAGTTACCGTGACTGATACGGCATTGTCGGCCCAATAGTGCTGGTATTGAGCGGCAATCTCAAGCTGTTCCCACATACTAACATCTCTCTTCCCTTTTGTAAAGTGTTCTTCTTTTACCGGAAACTCTACAACCGAAGTGTTGGGCGAGTAAGCGTCGTCTTCAATGGTATAACCTGATTCTTGCAACGCCGCCAAAACCGGGGAAATATTGGAGAATCGGATACGTCTAATATAGTATTCGTCTTCCGGAAAGTGGATCCCAGGAGTTGAGCCGTTGAGTAGTGATACTGTACCAGATGGTTTAATCGACGTCATCTTAATAGATTTCGGGACGCAGAGCCAGTTGGCATACTCGGTATCAAGTTCTTTCACATAATCATAGGCGTTGTCGCACCAATCGAGCATCACTCGGCGGCCGTGCTTCTTGAACGCCTGAACAATACCAGATTGTGAGAGCCCTATACGGCGATTCTTTAACATCTTAGCATTGGTTTCAGGCCAATGAGTGTTGACAAGCGTCACTGTTTTGCCGTAGAGATACGCACACTTCAGCGTTCGAAGGTAATCCTCATAGTCTTCATGCTTTGCGGGGAATGTTTCTACAAGACAGCAAAGTTCTGCATTGTGCAGGCTTTGTTCAACGCAGGGATTAAACCCGACCACTTCGGCATCATCGTAATTGATCCCATCCTTAAAACGACCATAGGCCCGGGCATTTTCTAGCCAGATAGTGCCGGGCTCGCCATTCTCTTGAGTCTGATTAGCATGCCATGTGTAGTCCATACCCACAGGTGCGTTATAAGAGTTGTTGGAACCCCAACGGTGATGATAAAGTTTTTCCTGATCATTCTTCATTTCCAGATAGTGAGTATCCTCATGGGCGCCGAGGGCTAATGCCGCCGAACGGCGTACATTTCCTGATACAACACATCTCCCGATGAGATTTTCTATGTCGACGATGTCTACGGAGGTGATTAACTCCCCCACCTTATCAACAAACAACTCTTTTAGATTTGCATGCAACTCAACGAGGGGGTCCGGACCCGACGAGGTGCCACCGAAGCCATGAATGAGGGCCCCCAGCGGCCGGATCGCCGAATAGTCGAACTTGGGCACTTTAGCTCCCGACAAAAATCCATCGAGTAAAATCTGCACTGAGTTGACCCATCCTTCTCGGGAGTCGTCGATAATGAAAGTATCATTTGTATACTGTGGCTCTTCGATAGTTATCGTGCCCGCTCCCTTGGTATCAAATCCGACACCCACGCCAACCATCAAAGCATCCATGATCCAGCCGAAAATATATCCCCCCTTGGTCGAGAGATCTGATGTGGAACGAAAAGCACAATTAAATAATGCGGCTCCAGTACGCTCTGTTACAAACTTGGTACCCATCATCCATAGGCCGCGGCCCGGTGGGGTCCATTTCAAATTGAAGAGTCTGTCATAGGCTTCCTTAGCAGTGCGCTGTGCCTTCTGGTCACTCCACTCCAAGCCTAGGCGCACAACGTGCTCCTTTTGGATGTCAAACATCCCTTCTATAACACGGCGACATGTTTGCCACCACTCTTCGGTACCCACCGCGTCGGGATCAAATTCGCTCAATCTTCGTGAATATGTCCTTTTAAAAGTAACATATCCCAGTGGGCCCCAAGGGACCTCTTGGTTCTTATATGGTTCGATAAATGACTCTGAAAGTCTAAATCGACGGATGTTTTCAATAGTTCTCATTTGTTTATTCCTTTTCTAAACTTTTCGTATTTATTTTGCAACAATTCTTTTTGTTGTTTGGCTCCTAGGGCCACTGGATTTCTGGGGATTTGGGCGGGGCCTCCCGAAGGGCTAACGGTATTAGTGCGGGGCATAATCTTGATGTTTACATTGGAGGTATCCATAAATATATCATACACTATTCCGTCGGGTCCGTTTCTATTTTTTGCAATAAAAATTTTACCTGTATTATTTTGTTTGTCTTCAACTGTCCGAGAGACCGAAAAAATAAAATCCGCAACGAAGCATTTATTAAACGCTTCAGATATCTGCTCCATCGTAATCACTTCGGCATTGAGGCCAGATCGGTTAGTCTGGGAGGCAGTCCACAGGGGACACTGAAACTCTGTAGATATGGCGCGCAGATCTTCGTAAATCGATTCAAGCTCTTGGCGCTTCTCTTTTCTAACCACGACGGGCCTTAAAAGGTCTGCATAGTCAACGATGATAAGGCCCGGTGTGATCCCTCTCTTCAGAAGTTTGCTGAGGTGGGAACGAATGGTGTTCACGGATGCGGATTTTGTTGGGTATTCTTTAATAATCAGAGATCCATCAATATCTTTAATTTCATCATAAATCTCAGTCTTAAAGCTGATTAGATCGCTCAAGGGATAGCCAGTGATGCAGCTATCATAACGATTTCCGATGACAGTATCTTGAAGTTCTAGCGTGTAGTGTATAACTGTCTTTCCCTCTAGTATCGCCTGAGACCCTAGATGTACAAGTACCATGGACTTTCCGGCGCCTGTGGGTGCCACTACTACACCAAGCTCGGACTTTCCTAAGCCTCCGCCAACAATCTGATCAACGTCTTTCCATCCCGTCGTAACGGGCTGTCTGTGTTTCGGCTTATATCTCTCTTCAAAGTCGGCTAAAAAGTCATGTCCAAAATTAGTTTCGGAGCCCAGCTTCAAAGAATCATTGATGACTTTTGAAATTTCGTCAAAAGAGCAGGTTTGTAACAGATCAACTGATTGAAGCATAGCTTCCTTCAGGTTTTGCTTGCGGCAAAAATCTAAAGACTGTTCTTTAATATACTCAATATCTTCCAACTCGGTGGTAGAGATACGAGTAAAATATTCTTTTAGCTGTTGCTGCGTGACTGGCTCTTCACTATCAAGTTCCGTACGCAAGATCGTGGCGATCGCATCGGCTGACGGGTGCTTGGAATAGCGCTCACGATAAGAAACAATCTTATCAGTAAAAATACGGAGATACTCTAGCTCCAAAAAGTTCAAGTCCAGCACTTCAGTGATCTGATCCGCAAAGGGTCGATCCTGATATATAAGCTGCACTAGTCCTTCTTGGAACGTCTTACCGTATCTGCCAAACGTGGCCTTTTGTGTATTTGTAGAGCCGTTCAAGCACCACCCCCTGTGTCCTTATAAGTATAACATTTTATGGCTAGAAGTCAAGATATTTAACATTCTGAGTGGATTTTATTTAGATGCAATTCCAGATCTTTCCAGTTCAATTCTCCAAAGCCATCATCCCGCATTTTCTTAATAATTTCTATCTTATTGAAATTGCAATCAAAGTTCTCCACAGCATTTCTGACGAAGTCTTTTGACTGGGGTGAAAGAAGGGGAGAATAAAGTTGCATCATTTTATAGTTATGAGAAATTATGTCTTGACCTTCCAAGATATTGTCGTGAAACTTTAACTTTTTGTCAACCTTCTCACAGTAAGAAACTATATCATCCACTGTATAATCCTTGTCTGCTCCTAGAAACCCGAGGCGGCGCTGAATACTCTTAAAGCCCACCGATTTGATACCGGGGAGATTGTCTGATGCGTCTCCAACCAATGCGCGTGCCAAAGCCATGTTTCTCGGATGCACGCCTAACTCTTCAACGATTCTTTTCTTGTTATAAATTATGTCAGTAGTCGGGCGATATACCACAGTCTCTTCGTCACAAAGCTGATAAAAGTCTTTATCGTTAGAAACAATCACCTTTTGCCAGCCGTCATATGCTGTCATACGTGTGAGATACGAAATAACATCATCCGCCTCTACTTCGGGAAGCATCACTTGGATGATTGGCATTTCATTGAAATATTCAATAGATCTGGTTTGCTGCCAAATCCTGTTCCGCATTTCCTCATTTTCTGTCAATGCTTTGACATTTCGATTTAGGCGAATTGGTTTGCGGCCGGCCTTATAGTTTTTGTCAAGGCTTCTTCGCTTCTGGGATCCATTGGGACCATCCCACACAATAACAATCTCGTTGGGCCTTGTCATTCGCACCAACTTCTGAACAATCTTCAGGGATCCTTTGAAGCCGCCGATCGGTTCTCCGTTCGTGGACAAACTCGGATCCACAATATAGGCCCTCAAGAACATGTTGAGTGCGTCAATAATTAATACTCGTTTTTTATCTGTCTGTGTCATTATACTCTCCACCAGTCAGGTGTTTGTGTTTTCCATTTTGCAAAAGAGGATTTGTCTCCCATATAATAGTCGCGATAAGCAGTCACAACGCATTCATTTCTATATTGCTCGGGCATCGCCTGAGCAAAGGGTGTCAGTGGGCCCGCCGGGGGAGTTGTCGCAAGTCGACTACACCATTCTATAACTTTTCTAGATTTATGAGTCTTGGCGTATCTTTTTGTATACTCATCACACAGGGCAAATCCATGGCGCAGTAGCCATCCCCAATTAGAAGAGGTCTGAGATGCCCAGACGGTGCAAGGGTGATTCTTGTGCGTCGAAAGATATGGTGCACCTACGTAGCCCATATTGTGAGCAACGGTACACAGCATCTGTGCCGTTTCTACTATCATTTTTACCACATGTTTGTCGCACATCATTGCGGCCGCAGTGACTGGATCCTTATCCAGTACAAATATATTCATAAGAGCCCTCCTACAAGCTTATACTATAGTATAACGTCTTACAAGCGGGATGTCAAGCGTTTTTATTCAGGATCAGAGTAAAACTGATCTGCAGTTCCTTCTCTCCGATCGAACTTCTGAACAACCTCTTCATCCATTAATTTAATGATGTTGCTCTTAAACTCTTCATCGGTTTGGAGGATCTCTGTCCATTTAGATGGCTGGAACTTCTTCTCGTACCCGTCTGGCATTTTGAGTGTATACCATGCGCCGGCGCTCGTCAGGTGATCGGAACTCTTTACCGCGTCGAACCAGCTTTCCTCGTCGCGGATGCCAATATTTTCTGTTCCCCATAAAATGCGGAAAGCACAGTTTCTGCCTTGTGTTCCAAAGCGAGACTTCTCTAGCTTCACCTTAACCTCGGAACCAATGCGAAAGCCCTTTTCATCCTCGATGAAGGCAGCCTTTGCCTTCCGGCCGGTCAGCCAGATGCGAAGCGAATACGAATAGTGCATCGCCTTGCCTCCCGGCGTCATATAGGGTGTAGTCATTGCTATAATACGCGCGTTGGGGCCGCTTGGAATATTTGTCTTAAGTTGGTTAAGAACTAAGAAGGCGGCCTGTTTGTCGGCAATGGGAATCAAAAGCTTTGACATTCCCTTAGCAAGAATACGTGCCTTAACAGCCATCGATGATTGCGGGTTGAAGTCTCCTTCAACGTCGGACACCGAAGGGGTCAACGCCAGAGAGTCCCAAATAAACAATAGTTGCTCATCGGTTGCTCCTAACAGTTCTTCCACCGTCTCAAGAACAAACTCCACAGATGACGCCTGAACGTACATTAAACGCTCTAGGTTGCATCCTGCGCGCTGCAAGAAGTCAGGGTCGATGGCAGACTCAGAATCGAAGTAAACGACCATCTTGCCCGTTTTCTGGGCGTTTGCGGCTATCTGAGCCGCCAAATAGGACTTGCCCGTGGATTCCAATCCGGCAATCTCTGTCACCTTCCCTACTGGGATCCCGGCAACACGGCCTTTACATACGATAGAATCCAACCATCGTGACCCGGTCGATATCCACTCTTTTACTTCTGTAGGGTTTTCACCCGTAAGATCGTGAGCGACATTGCGGCCCGCTTTCTTGTTCACAAGACTCATTAAGTCTTGCAACGATACTCTTCCTGCTTTCGCTTCTTTCATTTTTCTAGCCATTATGGTTTCCTTGGGTTAAATAAAGGCGGCAGACTTTGCACCGGTCTGCCATCGGCTTTGATTCACCCTTCGATGATATCATTAATCCTTGCCAAAGGCAAGCTTTTATTTTTACTTGCTCGGGAAGCATTGGGTGAGTTGACCTTTCGGAAATCGTTAATGATTCCTCGGGCGACACATGCTGCAGCCTTATTCACAACGGACCCGCCGGCGGCCTTGTAATCTGTGGCCACAACACGCTGTTCGTACAACGCTTGGCGAGTGGTGAACCACTGCTCAAAGTCGGAGTTAATCTTGGACCGACTACTGCTTAAAGCAGGGTAAAGTTTAAAAAGGACTGCCAAGCCTTCTAGAAGTTCAACTTTTACCTCTTCGGCTTTTGGCCACGTGGCCTTGACTAGACTAGCTGCCAACTTGGTGCTTTGGCTACCCTGCTTAAGGGCGCGGCGAAATCCACCAATTTTTACGCGCGGGCTGTGGGTTTTTTTGCCGGGAACAAGGCCCACAATACCCCCCGTGTCTGATGAGCCGTGTACACACAAGCCGCACCTAATAAGCTCTTGACTTATGGCAAGAGCATCTTTTCGGAAGCTCTTCACATCGTGAACATAGACCTCTTCTGGGGAGGCATTCTTACGATGGTAGAGATTTATGTCCGTGAAAAGCTCATGGTACTCCTCCATATCTTTTACTTGATAAATCATCGCGGGGATTTCCTCTGCGTCGGGAAATGTCAATCTAAACATATGACGGCGATGGTCCCCATCAAGTAGTTTAGGCTCGATTCCAGAATCAATTGGAAACATCGCGACTGCGATTGGTCCGAACAGATTCCAGTTCCACCCATTTTTGAGATATCTGGAAATCAGCTTTCCGTTAGTATCTCGATTTACATGACCGTGAATATCCACGGACACTAAGCCATACGTAGGCTGGACGTTGAGGACCTTAATTTGTCCTGCTTTTAGGGAATGCTTTCCCTGTACTTTGATTGACATGATATTACTCCTTTGTTTTGATCATGTTATTGTAGTTTTGAAGCCCGGGTTTGGGACTTATACTAGGCACTACAAAATTACTTTTTGCCTATCATCAATATTTCTCTCGCCTTCTTGGCACTATGTGTGCCGTCTTCGTTCTTTTTTCTTCTTCCTGCCGTATATGTGACATCGAAATATGTGATGTCATTTCTGCCTTGGCGCGCCTCAAAAAAGCCGTCACCAATGTCTCTATTAGACATCATAACGTATGCACCCTTGACTGTCAAGTCATTTAGGAACTTAATTACTGACTCCTGTAAGCCATCGTCGAAATCAACACCATACTGTGTGAACGATCCTCGGTAGGGGGGATCCAGAAACACATATGAGTTAGGTGTTGCGGCGCTTAAGGTTTCACGGAAATCTCCAACCATCAGGGTACAGTGCTGGAGGGCCTTCTCCCACTCTAAAACATTGTCTTTATCGTATACCTTGTCTTTCTGATTTAGCAAACCAGACGGCGTACCAAAGCGACCGTCAGTGTTTTTATTAATCTGCCAGATCCCATTAAATCCTGTCTTCATTAGGAAATAGAGCGTTGCAGCTTCTTCGGTGGGAGACCACTTGTTATAATCAAACGCATGCTGCTGTCTTAAATCATAATAAAAGAGTTTGCGCGCTTTTTTGTCAAGAGGTAGATACTGCACAGACAATGTGTCCAGTCGGCTCATAAAAGTTGCACAGTCATCTTTGACGGCTGTGTAGATAGCCATAATAGATTCATTAGAGTCGCTTAACACGAACGTTGCATGTGGGTTCTGCGCATATGCCCATATAAACATTGCACCGGCGCCGAGGAACGGTTCCATATAGTGGTCGAACGAATCTGGTAGGACTCCTTGCTTTTTATATTTTTTAAGCAGGCGGGTCTTTCCGCCGGCCCACATGAATAATGGCTTCACCCTACCCTCTTAAAATAAATATCGCCTATTTTTGTTTAATAAACTTGGACTTCTGCTCGTTCCAGCAGTAGGCGTGATCAGAGTCACCGTTACCTCTCAGGGCCTTTGGTAGCGCAAGTTTATCAATAATTCCAAGCCCCCAGCTCTTAGTTGCAGCATTGCAGTTCCATCCGGTCATTTTCTTAAGGATTGTTTCAATTTCTTCGTTACGTGAAGTAAGTTTCCTCAAGCTAGCGCTTGCTTCAATAATAACGTGTACCTTGATATCTTTAGTTTTAGAGTCACCAGAATGAATAGGTTCTGCTAATTGGCGAAACATGTTTCTCTCAAAAGTTTTCCATTGAACTGCAATCTGGTGAATGCTCTTATTGTGTGGAGTTTTCATCGACCAAGTGTCAGGGTCCCAGTCATAATCTGGAAACTGTTTTTCGAAGTACATCTTAAGATCATTGTTGGTATATTCTTGGATTGGCTGGCCATGGTCTTCGCTAAAAGCCCCGCTGTAGATCTGACCTTGTTTGGTGCAATGTCTAAAGCTCAATGGTTTGTTTTCCAGCATCCAATCTTTAAACCACTGTTTTCTAAATTCGTCGAGGGCCCTATTATCCTCGACGTCGATCTTGTTATATTCAGCAAGGATTGAGCGTTCGTAGTCTTGAGTGGTGTAAGTGCTGGCCGGATCAACATCTATAATTTCTCTCCAAGCCATTTCTACTTGCTGGGAAATATCGCTCATGCTGTCGGGATCCTTATCTTGCTTGGTTAGGGTATTACCCATGGAGGCAACTTTGAAAAGAATGTTTTTCTGTACTTCGTCAGGAGTGTTTCCCTGACGAATAATGATGGCCTTGTCCTCGTAGTTTTTGGACTCCCGTAGCCCAAGGCCGCGGTGATTGCCAAGACCAAGGAATAAGAGACCAGAGATCTCGACCATAACTGTGGCATAGTCGAGCTTTTCTCCATCGTCAAATCTTTGCTTATAGTCATCTTTTTTGGTTTCAAATAGACCACCAGCACGTGCCTGAGCAGCCTTCACAAACTCATTGTCAGGTGAGGCAAGCGGTGCGTCTCTATAGTTAAACTTATCGTAAAACTCAACCTCTAAATTATGCTCATTGACGTAATTGCTAACCTTGCGATAGCAAGGATCCACCGAGGCAATATTAATAAATGCACGACTCTCAATAACTTTTTCTCCGGTGTGTGCAATCCCGAATTCTGTTTGTTGGGTTTCAGGTAATTTGTGTACGGTTCCCATTGTTTCCTCTTGTAAAATAAAATAGCGGCACCCAGTTTCAGCCGGGGTGCCAGCGGCCTGTTAACTACTCGCCAGCAGGTGTGGGGGTATGTGCTGTGGTGCCTGTGGTGGCCGCGGTGGTGCTTGTGGTGCCACCTGTTGTGTCGGCTGTGCCAGTGGCGTTACCGGCGGTAGTTGTCGCAGAAACTTCGACAGTAGTATTAGTCCCCGTTGTCTCAGTGTTGGTAGTGTTGTCAGACACTGTAGCAGGGTCTACGCTGCACGTGCCATAGGCAGTTGCAATAACGAGGACTCCTCCTATTACGCTAACTTGGATCTTCCATCGAGTCCATAGTGATTTTAACCATTCCATCTTATATCTCCTTTGTGGATAGTAAATTGCGGCAGAGTATTTACCCGCTCTGCCAGCGGTGTCTCAAACTAACTGATTTACTTGCCGTTCATCAGTTCATTGAAGGCTTTGTCAACACCGCTTGTTGCGGCGCCATATGAAGTCGTCTCACGCGAGCGAGATTCGGCGCTTTTATTGCCGGAAAGTTGCTCATCCAGAATAGCATTAATCTGCTCTGGTGTGTGGCGCTCAAACAGTGCAGCAAAGTCCGGCATGTGATCGAGGAGGGCGGGGATCGCTTCCGTTTCTTTAAGCAGGGAGGACGTGTTGCGCCTCATCTTCATGTTAGTTTGAGGGTATGCGCCGGGGGTTGTCGGCTTAGTGTAAGTCAAAGTGATGTCGGTACCCTCATTCGCATCTGTGACATCTCCGTATTCGGGGTCAAGAATGTAGCCCAGCAAAAGCTCATATGCTTTCTTGCCGTAACCATACACCTTAATTCCTTCGTCTTCGCGGCCTCGCACCACCACTGGAGAGAAGTACCGGGCGCGAACAAACAGGGACTTGGCAAGCTTTTTGCTTTCCTCATCATTGCTCGAAACTCCTTCCTTCCATACTGCGGATGCGAACTCACAAATCGGACATCCTTCTCCGTAATTGCGTTTGGGGCACAAAATTCCGCCTCGATGTTCTCCTACATTGTAGTGGAAAAACATCTCCTTTAGTGGGTCGCCATCGTTTGTGGGAACGATACGAATATCTTGGTCGCCCTCGTCTGGCTTAAACCAGATCGAATCCCTGCTATCTCCTTCTCCGCGAAGGGATGCAAGCTTTTTCCTCATTAGTTCCATGTTAATTGACATTAGTTTCTTTCTCCTTGTTGTTGTTTTAAAGTATACCGAGCTTTCCTCGATATCTAATGTATCACTCTTGCTCTAGCTTGTCAAGAGTTTGTTGTTGTATTGCGTTAGTGTGGGCAACGCAGAACCCAAAGTCTGGTAAGTGTGTCTCATAGATTGCATATGAAATCTTACGATAGGCATTCCGAGGTTTTGTCTTCAAAATATCTACCAACTTCTTATGTAACCCGCTTTCTGTCTCTAATCTCTTCTCGTTTATACACATATAATAACATAGCTCTCGCTCGATGTCAAGGTCGAAAAGCCACTTTTCTTCAAGGTTTTTCATGTCTAACAGAGCAAGAGACCGAATACGGTTGATTTCATTAGGTTTAGATACATTACCAATATGAGCTTCGGTATGCTCGAAATAGTTAAGATAATGAATGCACGAAAAAACCGTCTCGTTGAGGAGGTCGTAGTATTCTTTGATATTAATATTATTATGAACCCTCTCAATATTTTCGTTCGACAAAATGGTTAAAGTACGAAAAAGGCCCGAGCGTGCATATTGTTGCAAAATGCCGTAGGCGGCGTTTTCCATCAGCCGGGGAATACCGGTGAGAAGTTCAACGTCAGGCTTGATATAAAAAAGATCTATTTCTTTATCCTTTATTTGTTCTAAAAGGCCGAGACTATAAATGGAGCTAAAAGAGGAGCCAAGCACAAACACCTGCGTCCTCCCTTTAAGGTCTTTGAAAAATTTGGAGACATCTGGGGTGTTAACCTCGTACTCCTCGGGTGTATCATACTTCTTTAGTATAAAGTTTCTCTTATTATTCTCTTCAATGGTGCTGTTTAGCAAATATACATCATATTGGGGAATATCCCCGAATCTGGCGGCAATCGCTGATGCACCATTCCCTATGCCAACGATAGAAATCACAGATCAAGCTCTCCCAAGTCAAAAAAGTTTTTACCCGCTTGGATATTCACGCTAAACGTATCAAGGCGGTTAGTGGCGAATGTATTTCTAATCTCCGGAATAAGGTGACGCTCATCTTGTGCGATATCTAGCACCACTTCATCGTGAATGATATG